GGTCGCGGCGCGGTATCCGTAAGTTTTTAATTTTACTACAATCAGTCTATTAGCGGCAAATCGGCTTTGTTCGGTTTTTAAATTAATCATGAATTTCATTCAGGCATAAGCAGGATGCTTGCGAAAAATGCGGAAACACTAAAGCCGGTTGGCAATGTTCATCGTGCCAATAAAGCCGAGGCAGCCGTTTTTTTTCGGATCGAGCTTGCAACGGTCAATCGCTGGATAAGCCGCGGGATGCCAGTCATACAAGCGGGAAGCCGGGGCGTACCGTGGAGCATCGACTTGTTGGAGGCCGCGCGCTGGCGGTTCGGCTCGCTGGCACCGAACGATGACGGAACGACTGTTGACCCCGAGGTGCTAGAGCCGAGAGCCCGCAAGGATTGGTACGAGGGCGAAAAGGTCCGCGTGGCCCTGGCCGTGCAAAACGGCGACCTGGTTACAGTGGACGAATACCGAGATGAACTGGCTGGAATTTTGAAGGAAGTTGCGGCGACGCTCGAAACGTTGCCGGATGTCTTGGAGCGGAAATGTCCGATGGACGGGCATACGATTATCGAATTGCAAACCATATTGGACCGCGAGCGCGCGGCGCTGGCGCTCAAGTTGGCGGATGCCGGCGAACTGGATGCTGCCGATGGGCAAGATGGGTAACGTAGCCGCGCTCAAAGAGATAAACGCCGGGCTGTCCGGGCTGATTGCTCCGCCGCGGCGAATGTCCGTGGTGGATGCGGCAAACGAAAATCTTTATGTATCGCCGACCCAGACGTGGGATGGCGATTTGGTGCCGTACATGCACCGCCCGATGATTGAGATGGCATCACGTTTACACGATGTCGTTTGCTTTTCAGGCCCCGCTCGAATCGGTAAAACGGTAGGCCTCATTTTGGGCGGGTATGTCTACACAGTCATTTGTCATCCGCAAGACTTCGCGATTATCCACAGCAGCAAGTCGTTGGCGCGGGATTTGTCCAACCGCGAAATAACCCGGTTGCATGTCAATTCCCCGGGTATGCGCGCGGCGCAAACAGGGCGAAGTAAAGACGACAACACGCACGACAAAACATACAAGTCAGGGGTGATCGGTATCATTTCGTGGCCATCGTTGGCTGAACTGGCGAGTCGAACTATCCCGGTGATGCTGTTGACGGATTATGGGCGATGGATGGGCGACATAGGCGGGCAAGGTTCCGGGTTCGAGCAGGCGCGCAAGCGGACGCAGACGGCCGGTAGCCTGGCCATGACGGTTGTTGAGTCGGCGCCGGGTTGTGTGCTGTCGCCGGATGATGACTCCGAGCCGCAAGTCTATACTCCGGGCAAGCCGCTTAATCATGCTTTCCCCGCTACAGTGTCGGGGGTTCGCGCTGATATTTGCCCGATATTCAATGCCGGGACTCGCGAGTGGTGGTACGTTCCATGCGCGTCATGCGGTGAGTATTACCCGCAATCCCCGGAAGTTTCCCGGTTTTCATGGGGGTCCGGTGATCCTGTATCCGCAGCCAGAACTGCGGGCACACTTTGCCCGTGGTGCGGCACGGTACACGGTGAAGAGACTAAACGAGCCGAGAACGAAAACGGCCGATGGTTGGCCGAGGGCCAAATCATCGACTGCAACGGCAAGATAACCGGGGATTGTCGTATCGGGCACACTTACCCGAGCTTTGCGCTGGGTGGTGGTGCAGCCGCTTATCAAACCAGGCAATCCATCGCCCTGAAATACCTTACCGCGCTGGAGCTGGCAAAACAGACCGGAGATGAAACCAACTTGCAGACTGCGGCAAATGGAGATATGGGCGCCGTGCATCACCCGATAGCCGCTGTCAGTTCCAGGGCCAGGGCGCCGCTCAAGAAACGAGCGGAGCGGGGCGGCAAGGCGATGGTTCCGGCGGGCGTGCGATTTCTTGTGGCCGCGATCGATACCCAGATCAATCGTTTTGTTGTGCAAGTCGTCGGGCATGGCGAAGATCGTAATCAATGGGTGGTAGATCGATATAACATCCGGCGCAGCGCGCGGCCGTTGGGCAGCGGGTTTGCCGATGTCGATCCCGCAACCTACGCCGAGGACTGGTGGTTGCTAACTAAGCTGCTGAATAAAACCTATCTCCTGGACGATGACAGCGGCCGGGGTATGCAAGTTGCCATGGTCGGATGCGATAGTTCCGGGCTGCCCGGCGTCACCGGCAACGCTTACGCTTATTTCCGCTCACTTACTCCGCAGGATAAATCCAGGTTTCGGCTGATTAAAGGCGAACCGAAGCCGGGGGCTCCTACGGTAGAACAGCGCTGGCCGGATACGCGAAACAAGAAGGACCGCGGGGCAAGCCGCGGAGATGTTCCGGTTTTGTTCGTCGGCACAAACAGGCTGAAAGATATTCTAGACTCGGAACTCGCGCGTGATGACCGAGGAACCGGCTACATTCACTTCCCTGACTGGCTGCCTGATTGGTGGTACGCAGAGCTAACACGCGAGAAGCGCGGCAGCAAAGGGCAATGGGCCGGCAACGGCAAAAACGAGGCGTGGGATTTGTTGGTGTATGCGCGGGCGCTGGCAATAGTCGGCATTCCGTTCGGGTTTTACCGAGCAAGGATGATCGGGATCGATTCTCCGGGGTTTTGGGATAAACCGCCGCGATGGGCTGCCGACCTGGATAAAAACCAATTTGTTTCCGGTCCGGATGCACCGAGCTCTGCGCATGATCAAGAGAACGAGGTAATTAATATGCTCGGGGATATCTGATGACTTACTTGGCGACTACAGAGGAAAAGCAGGCCAAGCTGGACGAACTGCGGACGGTGTACGACGCGGCCGTATCCGGGCAGATGGAGATCACGATTAACGATCCAGCCGGAGGAAGCGTCACATACCGCAACCCGGACATAGCCAACTTGCGTCAACGAATCTCCGAGCTTAGCCGCGAGCTGGGCGACACCGCAAACCGGCGCCGCCGCGTGCCGATAGGGTTTTGATATGGGCGTAATTGTCGATCAGTCCGGGCGATCCTTCCAGGATAGCGCATATGAGGGCGCTTCTTGGTATAGCCGCGATTTGGCGAACTGGTTGCCCGTGCCGACCAGCGCTGATGCCGACATGCTCTACGAGATGGATACGCTTACCGGGCGTCACCGCGATTTGGAGCGCAACAACGGTATCGCGGCCAATGCGCCGAGTGTTTTCGTGGATCATGTCATCGGGCCGAAGCTCAAGCTATCGGCAACGCCGGACTGGCGCGCCCTCGGGCAATCGAAGGAATGGGCCAAGGAATGGTCGATGACAACGGAGAATCTTTGGAAGCCTTATGCCGCAAGTCTTTGGTTCGATTCTCAGGAGCAAATCAATTTCACCGGACAGGCCGAGCAGGTTCTACGTGGTCGATTCGGCAGCGGCGGCCATGTCGTCGTCCCGATGTGGTTGCCGGACAGGCCGGGCGCGCGGTGGTCAACGGCGTTTCAATCCGTAGAAATAGACCGCCTCTGCAATCCGAACAACGCACCCGATACCGATCGAATGCGTGGCGGCATCGAATTCAACGACCGCGGTGCGCCAGCAAAATATTGGATTCGCAACACCCACCCCGGTGATTTTTACGGAACAATTCCGGCCTCCGCGGGTTACGACTGGGAACCAATCCCGGCGCGGACGCCGTGGGGGCGGCAGCAGGTGTTGCACTGTTTCCACAAAAAACGCAGCGGCCAAAGCCGCGGCGTACCTGCCACGTCCAGCGTGCTACGAGAGTTCAAGGCATTGGCGCGCTACCGCGGGGCCGAATTGAACGCGGCCGTCTCTAATGCGATGGTAACTTACTTTCTAGAAACGCAGATGCAATCTCAGGACATCGCCGATCTATTAGGCGCAGGGACCGACTTCATCAGCCAGCGCCGCGACTTCAACAAGGAACACGTCGGCGGCAGATTGCGCGGCGCAACGATGGATGAAAATACCGTTGTTCCGATATTCCCCGGCGACAAGGTTCACCAAGGGAATCAAGGTCGCCCGAATCAGGAATTCAGCAATTTCTGTACCGGGGTGCTGCGCTATATCGCCGCCGGGTTCGGTATCAGCTACGAGACTCTGCTTCGCGACTTCTCGAAAACAAACTACAGCAGCGCCAGAGCCGCGATGCTCCTGGACTGGAAGACGTTCATCGGGTGGCGTGAGTGGATGATCGTTTATTTCTGTCGGCCGGCCTATGCCCTGTGGTTGGAAGAGGCGGTTAATGTCGGGGCTGTTGAAGCCCTTAATTTTTATGATAATATCGACGCTTACACGTCCTGTAACTTTGTCGGGGCGGGTCGGGGCATGGTCGACCCGACCAAAGAGACGAGGGCATCCATGGACAAGCTGCACAATGGAATCAGTACGCTGGAGGATGAGGCTGCCGAACAGGGCAAGGATTATCAGGATGTGCAACAGCAACGTGCGCGCGAGATCCGCGAGGCGTTCGACATCGCGCGCGAGATGAATTTGCCCGAACATGCGGCTTATGTGCTGGCCGGGTTGCCGATGCCGAGCAGCGATCTATTGACTACACCGGCCGGGCCGAACTCCGGGCTTTTCGATGACCCCGACCGCAATGATCGGGAGAGCATGATCGCATGAAACAATATCCGTTTATTGCTTCAAGAATTTTCGGCGTTCCACTGCTGGTGGATCCGAGCCGGCTGCAAATAATACTTGCTGTTATGCAGGACCGTATCGGTTATTCCGTCCCCGATGAATGGGCCATACGGGCAGCGGAAGTCGAGCCGGTAGAGCGCTTTGTCGGGAATTACGAGGTGGTCGCGGGGGTTGCCGTGATGCCGATCGCGGGCACGCTTGTATCTCGCGATACCAGCCTGAACGCGTTGAGTGGTGGAATGCTGGGATATGACCGGATCGCGCAGGGCATCGAAACAGCGAATGAAGACGATGAAGTCCGCTCCATCCTGTTGGATTTTTCGACACACGGGGGCGAAGCCGCCGGGGTGGATGATGCCGCGGACGTTATCCGGGCATCGAGAAAGCCGACAACGGCGATAATCAATCATGCGGCATTCAGCGCCGGGTATTGGCTGGCCAGTTCTACTGATCGGGTGATCGCCACGCGCTCTGCGCTGGTAGGATCAATCGGGGTTGTGCTTACTCATATGTCCGCGCGAGGTATGGCCGAACAGTTGGGAGTCAAGATAACCCATATTCATGCCGGCGTGAAAAAAGTGGACTTGTCGCCGTATTTCGACCTGTCGGAGCGCGCTCAAGTCGATGCGCAGGCTTTGGTAGACGGGTTATACGACCAGTTCGTCAGGGCGGTCGCAAGGTATCGCGGGATTGATGCAACCGCCGTGCGCGCTACCGAAGCCGGGATTTATTCGGCCGACGCCGCCGTTGATGCCGGTCTTGTGGATCGCATCGACTCTTATCAATCCATCCTTTCAGAATTGCAAGCGGCGCGGCCGCCTGCGATATCCATGTCAACCCACGAGGGGAAAATTATGACTGCTCAAACCGAAGCACCGGCCAACCTGGACGAGCCGGAAGTGCAATCCGCTATTCAGGCCGCAGCCGAGCAGGCGCGAATCGAAGCCGTAGCGACCGAGCGCGGTCGCATTAAATCAATCATCGAGCACGAGCAGGCCGAGGGCCGCGGCCGGTTGGCGCTGTCGTTGGCGCTGGAATCCGATATGGATGCCGAAACAGCCGCTCGAATTCTGGAAACGGCGCCGGAACAACCGGCTCCCGGGTCCGGCAAGATCACGCAACTAACCCCGTTCGAGGCGGCCATGGGCCGAATCGGGAATCCGGCTATTTCCGCCGGCGGAGATCCTTGGACGGAAGAGCAAGAACTCGACGCGGCAGCCAAGCGCATCGCCGGCGTACAGTGAGGCAATTATCATGACTGCAGGTTACTCAACACAGGGCGCTTATTCGCCTGATTCTCTGTTAGCAGGCGAGACCAATTTGGTCACGCGGAAAGGTACCCTTATCTCCGGCGAAAATCTCGTTCGCGGCGCATTGCTTGGCAAAATAACATCCGGGGGAAAGCTTAATCTATCGCTGAGCGCCGCGGTGGATGGCAGTGAGGTTCCGTTCGGTATTTTGGCCGAGGATGCGGATGCCTCCGCCGGAGATGTCGAATGCGTGCTCTACGTGAAAGGACATTTCAACGAAGATTCCATCACATACGGCACGGCACACACGGCCGATAGTGTTCGCGAGGGGCTGCGAGATATCGGGATTCATACCGAATCCACGGTAGCAACCTGACCAGGAGACTGTTATGGCTATTGATATCTTTTCCACTCATTTTTTAAATCGCGTTCTGGAGTATTTGGACCGACCCGGGGCGCATTTGTTGTCCGCTTATTTTCCTTTCGAGCAACCGGAGCAGTCGGAGGAAATACACTTCGATGTCAGGAGCGGAAAGCCGCGCATAACTCCGCTTGTTTCCCCGCTTGTCGAGGGGGTGGTTGTCGAAGATCACGGCTACACCACAAACACGTTCAAGCCGGCCTATGCAAAGGACAAACGCCGATTCCAGCCTAACGCGCCCTTGCGGCGGCTGGCCGGCGAACAGGTCGGGGGGACGATGAGCGCGCAAGCGCGGCGCGAGGCGCAAGTCCAAATGTGCATGGTGGACCAGCTGGACATGTTGACCCGCCGCGAGGAGGTTATGGCCTCCGAAGCTCTGCAAACCGGAGCGGTTACGGTATCGGGAGAAAAATACCCGACGGTGGTTGTTGATTTCGGTCGCGATGCGGCGCTTACCGTTGCCCTGCTTACGACCGCGCGCTGGGGCGAGTCAGGCGTTATTCCTCTTGATGATTTAGAGGACTGGGCAGCGCTGATTCAAGAAAAATCAGGTGCGGTATCAACGCGGGTAACAATGGACCCGAAGGCATGGAAGTTATTTCGTGCTTCGGCGGGCGTGGCTACTTTGTTGGATCAACGCCGCGGTACGGATAATACGCTCAATAGCGATATCGTTGCGTTGGGACAAGGAACTGAAAAAGCGCGCTATAAAGGGAATGTCGGGGAATTCGATTTCTGGGTGTATCAAGATCGGTATGTCGATGAGGGCGGCACGACGCAACAGCTTTTGCCGGATTATACGGTGATCATGGGCGGTCCCGACGTGGAAGGTACCCGGGCGTATGGCGCGATACAGGATGAGAAAGCCGGATATTCTGCGACCCGTTATTTTGTTAAATCCTGGATGCAAGATGATCCTGCCGTACGCTGGATGATGCTGCAATCGGCTCCTCTGGTTGTTCCGTATCGCATCAATGCAACTTTTTGCGCAACGGTGCATGACGGGACTTGATAGCCATGACCGTGGTTTTGAGGGTTGCTGTCAAGCCTAGGAAGGGAGCGGCAATTGCACTGCCCGGGCAGACTATTTCGCTACCATCACAAGTCGAGGCGGCATTGATCTCCGCCGGCAAGGCGACAAAGGCCGGCAAGCGTCGAGGTCGGCCGCCGGGCATAGCCAAGGATGGCGGGGGTAGCTGACATGGCGCGCAAGACATGGGGCGAACTGCACACACGAAGTGCGCGGAGCCGATCCTCGATAGGCGAAGGCGGGATGTATGTCGGCACAGGCGTTGAGCGCCCGTTGCCAGCCGCCGGAATTCTTGCGCACTCCGGAGAAACGGTTAACGATTTCGGCGAAATTATCGAAGCTCGTAATGAGCTTGAGCTATTTAAGGACCAGGTCGATGCGGATGTGGGCGGCACGTGGATTAGTGGTGACAATCATTGGCAATTGAAGCGACTGCTGGACGATGACGGGCGGATGACAACCTGGCTAGTGGTTGCGGCATGATAGATTTGCGCGTACGACTGGGCGGGCTGGACGAGTTCGCCCGGGTATTCGGGCCGGGGTTGGCTACGCGGCCGATGCGGCGCACGCTGGACCGCGAGGCTACTGCAACCCGCAAGGATCTTGTTCTCAGGGTGGCCGCTGAAACGACGATGAGAACGCCGGCGATAAATCGGCGCTTGAAAGTTGCCAGGCGCACTACGCAAGAGGACAAGATCCTT